CACAGGATTATTCTTCCATGGTTAACTTTGCACGTTGCAAGGTTCTTGGTGCGAATGTCCTCCGTGGACCCAAACAGGTCCCCTGGGATGGTAAACTGAATTATGATTACCAACTCTGGATCGATAATGATATTGTCTTTGATACTGAAAAGTTCTACCGTCTTGTTGCAATGGATAAGGACATTGCTGCAGGTTGGTACATGACTGAAGATGGTCACACCACTTCTGTTGCACACTGGTTGGAAGAAGATGACTTCAAGAACAACGGTGGTGTCATGAATCACGAGACTGGTGAGACCATGCAGAAACGTCGTAAACCATTTACAGTTGATTACACTGGATTTGGTTGGGTACTGATCAAGAAAGGTGTCTTTGAGTCCCTTGAGTATCCTTGGTTTGCTCCTAAGATGCAAGTCTTTGACTCTGGTGAAGTTCAAGATATGTGTGGTGAAGACGTATCGTTCTGTCTTGACGCAAAAGAAGCGGGTTATGAGATCTGGTGTGATCCCAAGATTCGCGTAGGACACGAGAAAACTCGTATTCTGTGATAGGACTCCTAAACTCCTAGAAACTTATGTTAGGCGCGTTTTAAACCCTGTTTAGGCGCGTAAAAAACCAATTGTGAGGTAATTAAAAAATGGCAGCAAAAGCAAAAGGTGGATTAAATAAAAATCTTTCTTATATTCCTGGTCCACCTAAGAAAAGTCGTCAAGGAATGGGCAATGGAACCAAATATGCAGCAACTAGTCGGAATAAGGCTAGGAAACCATATCGGGGACAAGGAAAATAGTCTAAATATTTTTAGATTACAACTAAATTAACCATGGCCGACGCAGATCCAAAATCAGCACCTAATTCTGAACCAGTAATTGGTGGAGAAACCAAAACTTTTGGTTATAATGTAGCTGAAGAAGCTTCAAAACCACCAACTCCAAAAGCAAATCCCAATTCTCCATTAGCTGCAGGTTAAAATGACTGAAAGAGAAGCGTATATTCATGAGTGGATCAAAGAATTGGCTACTCCAAAGAGTGAATTGGGTGGATTTTCTGTCTGCCCATATGCTTCTGGTTCAAAAACTTTAATTGTAGAAACTACTATCGATGATATTGTGCCCGAACCTGGTCATGATGTCATCGTTTTTATTGTTGAAGACTTTTGGAGACCAGATCACGTTCAAAAATGGGTTAAGAAGTACAATGAAATGTACCCATATTACGTGTTTTTTGACGATTTATGCTCAAGTGACACTTTTATATCTGGTGTGAAGACAAATAACAAAAAATTTAATCTAATTTTGTGTCAATCCAAGAAAAAACTAAGCAATATTCGTAAAAAGTTAGCAAAAACTGACTACTATACATATTGGACTAAAGAATATTTGGAAGAAGTCTTAGGTGATGACCCAGAAGTAATTAAAAAAGACGACATTTCGGGATAGCAACCCCGTAAAAAGTTCTGATGTAACAATCAGGAGCTAAAATGTCCAACCTACCAGTAGATAGAGACCCAGAATACATGAAAATGATGTGGGGAACTACTAAATTAGTCACGGATTACGAGCCAGAATCGTCTAAGAGGGTCATTAAAGAGGTGATGCATGACGATGTACCCAAACACGATTTGAAGACCCAGACAGACCTACATGAAAGGATCCGTAATGACGATGATTACGATGATTGGTCATATGGAACGGAACCTTGTTATGGAAAAAAGTGGTAAATATGTCTTATACATATATTACATACCCTCAGTTTGAGTAATGCTTAGGATTTCTCGCAAATTTAAGGATATTAGTCTCTCATTTGTGAGAAATCCGGTGACTAATGATGTTTTAAGTATAGATGATGCTGATGCAATCAAAAAATCAGTCATCAATTTAGTTAGAACAAGGAGCGGGGAGAGATTTTTCAATTCATTACTTGGATCTGACGTAGAAAATTCCATGTTTGAATTACAATCCCCTGAGATGGCATATTCGTTAGAATTGAATATCAAAACATTATTACAAAATTTTGAACCGAGAATTTCTCTACGCTCCGTTTTAGTAACATATCCAGATGATTCGAATGATCTGGATGTTTCTATTTCTTATGATATTATTGGTATTCCAGTTCCAACTCAAACTGTAGATTTTGTACTGCAACCTACTAGAGTCTAATGTCATTTAATCAATTTACAAATTTAGACTTCGGGGATCTCAGAACGCAGATCAAGGATTTTCTACGAGCAAATCAAAACTTCACTGATTTCGACTTTGAAGGATCAAACTTTTCAGTATTAATAGATCTATTAGCATATAACAGTTACATAACTGCATATAACTCCAATATGGCAGTTAATGAAATGTTTCTGGAAAGTGCAACTCTTAGAGAAAACGTAGTTTCACTTGCTAGAAATATTGGATATCTGCCTAGATCTAGAAGATCTTCCAGAGCTTCAGTTAGTTTTTCTGTTGACATGAGTACAACAGATGCAAAAACTGTAAAATTATTGGCTGGCCAAGTTGCTCTTGGTGCAGTAACTAACGGAAATTATATCTTTTCAATTCCAGAAGACATTACTGTCCCAGTTGATAGTGATGGAATAGCTAATTTTACTAATCTACCAATTTATGAAGGTGTATACTTAACAAGTACTTTTGTTGTTGATACGTCACTTACCAATCAGAGATTTATATTACCCAATACTAATGTTGATACTAGTTCAATAAGAGTAAAAGTAACGGACGCAGTAACTGAAACTTACTTAGCATATGATAACTTGTTGAACCTTGGTAAAGATTCAAGAATTTTCTTGATTCAAGAAGTTTCTGATACGAAATATGAGATAAGATTTGGGGATAATATTGTAGGCAAAAAACCAACTAATGGCAGTAGAATAGAAGTTAGTTATATTGTAACCAATGGAACCTCTGGCAATGGAGCCACTAACTTTACCTTCTCTGGAAGACTGGTAGATAATAATTTGTTTGATATTACTACCGGAATTTCTCTTTTAACAACACAGATAAAATCTGAAAATGGAGATGAAATAGAACCTGTTGATTCTATTAAGTATTATTCTCCAAAAATTTATGCATCCCAGTATAGAGCAGTAACTGCAAACGATTACAAAGCTTTACTACCATCCATTTATCCCAATGTGGATTCAGTTAATGCTTATGGTGGGGATGAGTTGGATCCTCCACAATACGGAAAAGTTTTTATATCAGTAAAACCAAGAAACGGAACATTTTTATCTGAGATTACAAAACAAGATATTTTAAGATCTATTAAAAAATATTCTATTGCAGGAATTCTTCCCGAGATAGTAGATCTTTCCTTCTTATATGTTGAGTTGGACTCTTCCGTATACTATAACGTTAATTTTACCAGATCAGCCGATTCTGTTAGGACTAAGGTTGTGGACACTTTAACGCAGTATGCTAATTCTAAAGATGTTAATAGTTTTGGTGGTAGATTTAAATATAGTAAAGTTATTGGTTTGATTGATGATTGTGATAAATCCATAACGTCAAATATCACAAAAGTGAGGATGAGAAGAGATTTGAATCCAGAACTTAATACTTTTGCGACTTATGAACTTTGTTTTGGAAATCAAATACATATTAAAGATGATGGATACTCTGTAAAGTCTAGTGGATTTAAAATAAGCGGAGTATCGGAAGTTGTTTATTTGGCAGATGTTCCTACAAGTTCAGAAGGTGGAATTATTTTCTTTTTCAGATTGCAAAACAATTTGCCAGTTATTGTGAAAAATAATGCCGGAACAATTAATTATACAAAAGGTGAAATTCTTCTAGACGTTGTTAACATAACATCATCTGTTCTGGCTAATGGATTTATTGAAGTTCAAGCAATTCCGGAATCCAATGATATCGTTGGACTTCAAGATTTGTATTTGCAATTAGATGTCAAAAATTCTGTGGTAAATATGGTAGAAGATGTTGTCAGTTCTGGTGAAAATTCTTCTGCAACACAATATGTAACTACCTCTAGTTATTTAAACGGAAAGTATACGAGATAAAATGTCAGAAATTAAAAGAGTAAAAATTGGTTCTATTATAGAATCACAGATTCCAGAATTCTTATCTGTAGAATCTCCACTCTTTGTGGACTTTCTTAAGCAATATTATCAGTCACTAGAACATCAATCTGGTGCCATCGATATTCTTACGAATATAACAAAGTATAAGAATTTTAAAAAATTCAACAAAGTTGACTTAACGGAACAAACTACTCTATCTTCTGATATTTTAACTTTTGATACGTCAATATTAGTAGAGTCAACTTCTGGTTGGCCAGATTCATATGGACTTTTAAAAATAAATGATGAGATAATCACATATACTTCAAAAACATCCACTTCATTTGAAGGATGTATTAGAGGATTTAGTGGTATCGATAATCTAGAATCTCTAAGTGATCCCGAAAATTTAGAATTTTCTACTACAAATGCTGCCGAACACAGTAGTGGAGATG